GCAAGACTGCAAACTACTGCAATTTATGATTCTGTGATACTTGCACAATCCAATCAACTGCCCTTTGACAGTGACTCATTTGATATTGCTTTTAGTTTAGAAAATCTAGAACATCTTTATGTCCATGATGTGATTCCTGCAATTCAAGAAATGCAACGAGTCGCTGACTGGATTGTGATTACTACACCTTTGCCACAATATGTCATTGATCATGAATGGCTCAACAAAGAAATACCTTTGGCTCAAGCCGATACAGTCACAGTGGATGTCGCGGAGTTTCAGGCCATGGAAGGCACTGTACACAAATCTGTGGTATTCCCTGACAGTATTCAACGAGCTGGATTTGTATCACATAACGAATTATATGGCAGATATACAGCTAGATCCTGTGATATTGATATCAGTAAAATTACGGTACAAGGTATAGAACCTGTACCATTCAATTGCTCATACAATCAAACCTATATAGATCTGCTACAATCTGCACGTACTTGGCGGGAGTAGAAGGAATCGAACCTCCACTAGCGGTTTTGGAGACCGCCGCACTGCCATTATACTATACTCCCAATTTGGTGGACCGTGGGAGGATCGAACTCCCACCTAAGGCTTGCAAAGCCCCCGTGCTCCCATTATCACTAACAGCCCATATTCTAAAACATACTAGTGTCACGGGATCCGTGCCTGCCTTAGTGGGCTCTCATTGCCCCCAGGAATAGTCATCTTGTATGTTTTAGAATACCCTGTATTGCTACAGGATATGCTAGAGCTATACCCTAGCCTGTGATTTTTCACACTTGGTGCTTCATCCCACAGTCCGCCCGTTTGTTGCATCTTTAAAGTGTTGCATGCCGGCCCACGTTGCCTTTTAACACTTATTGCCAATTAATCCAGGATGCCTCTACGCATCTTGTCCATTAAGTCAGCAATACGTTGAACTTGAACTTCTGCTCGTCCAACTTTATCCTCTAGCAGTTTCATTACCTGATCCTGCGAGAGTGTAAATTGATCTGGCACAAAGTTGAAGTCAACTTCTTGATCTTCTAGCTTTTGTGTCATTTTACCGTCCTATAAAAAAGAACCCCTGGGTGTTTAGTCCAGGGGCTCTAGTTAAGATACTTTTTTAGAATATGTTAACTAGAACCCCCTGGCTCACGGTCACTATTAATCATTGTAGATGAAAACAGTGACCAATAGGGCGCTGAACCTAGATTGGCTATATGTTTTGGTTGCAATGATTGTAAGAGTGTGTTCATCATGTTGTCAATTATAGTTTATTTACCTTTTGTTGTCAAGTGTTTTCGGAAAATAAGTAAATTTATTTATCCATTTGTTTAGTTAAGTGTCAATTGTACAGGATTGATCTTTTGTAGTCAATCCCGGTGTTGTATTTTGACAACAGTTACCAACACCAGCTGACCCAACTGTAACGTGTGCCCTTGGTCACTTCCTTGACTTCGTGTGGATACATAAAATTACTGGGGAATACCAGTACGTCACCGGCTTCCATTTTGATCTCAGTATCTTCCCACATTATGAATTCGCCGCCGGTGTAGTTGGTGTTCAATTGTCCCAGGATTGAACAAATTGGAATTCCTTTTCTTTGTCCATCAAACATACTGTGAATATGATCACAGTGAGCTTTCATCTGTGTATTTTTATCATATCGATTAAAACGAATACCGCTATACCCGGCCCAAGTTCCCCAATGTTTACCGCCATACTCCGTGGTATATGATTTCAAAGCGTCCCAGGTTCGTTGCATCAAGAATGGATATGTGGTGGTCTGAGTATATCCAATGCTGAGTTCTTTGTCGTAACTGTGAAAACTGTCTGTTAAATTATTGTAGAAGCTGTGCTGAGAAAAATCTTCTTTGTTCTTTTTTAATTCTTTTATAGTTTGTTTACACACATCTTCGGGAATCCATCCGCGAAGATGCATCACATAATCTTGTACATTTTTTCTTGATGTCATATCTATTCCTTATTGAGTTAGCTTGGCCCAGGCCATCCATGCTACAAATGCATTGTATACATTTTCAGCTTCTTTAGCGTCTTGCGGCACCGGTACTCCACGCACATAAAATCCATCTGGGGTAATCCGCAACATCTCATCATCGTGAGCATAGAGAAAAATGTTACCGGTGTGTTCGATCATGATCGGAGTGGTGCCGATGTTGGTGGGTTGTATTATATATTCGCTCATTGAAACACAATTATACAGTATTTTTTGACTGATGTCAACAGTTATCTACGTTCACGACCCAGTGCAATGCCTTCACTGATTCGACCACGTCGACTGGCTAGAGCCTTGGCTCCTTTGGGTCGTAGACCAGTGACTGCCGGTGCACCTTTGGCAATTTTGTCAATCTTTTTATCCACTGCTTGACTGCGTGTGGTTGCGGCCTTTTTGGGCACTTTGCCATCACCAAATCCGGATTCGGCATCGGGCAATTCTTTGTCGCCGTTGGCTTCGGCTTTTTCGCGTTCAGCCACTCGTTCAGGATCCATGGCATACTCTTGAGCATAGCGTTTGGCTCGCTGACTTTTGCCCAATGGGCCAAAATATATTGACGGGCTTGACTTCATGGCGCCGGGTTGCATGGTCATGGGGTCAATGAATCGTACCAGACTCTCTTCCCAAGTTCTAGCATCATCGTCATTGATGCGCTGATTGTATACATCAACAATACCTTTTAATTCCATGAATATCTTGTATTCTTGGATACTGCTGTTGAACAGTATAAAACCATCGTTACCTTTACCCACGGCATATTCTATTAGAGCCATGGCGCCTTGTTCACGTGCTATGGCCATTTTATCCAGTGCCATGATACCGGCCAAGATTTTTTTCACACTGGTGGCAAAATTAAATCCAGCTGCTTTTACTTTTTCGTCTCGCACAGATGGAAAAGATTGCAACATCATGTTTGCTATCAATCGGCTTGAATTGCTGGGATCTTTTTTATCAATACTGATTAAAAAATCTTTAAGGTTGGGTAATTTTTTGCTGCGGAAATCAGCAGTCTGCCAGAGTGTTTTCTGCGCCGGAGTAAGATTAGGGATATTTTTATCTAACCAGGCATTGCCTTTGCTGCGTAAATTGTCGCCTGACAGTTCGCCTGTGGAGTCTAACCAAGCCGAACTTTCGCCGGCACTGATGTTGAGTTGTTTTACTCCGGGTTTGACATTGACCGTGATTGATCCGGCCTTGACTTCAAACTTTTTGTCTTTGCCATTAATTTTGATTTTTACATCGCCGCCCTCGTCGGCTTCGGGCTTGACGGCTCCACCCATGATGGCCAACATGGCTTCAAATGGCCCAGTTGCACCGCGTTGTCCGGTACTGAGACTGATGTCCAACAATGTGGCCTTTACCGAGTTGTACACCTTTTTGATTGTGGGATCTTTGGTGGCAATCACATTGTCAAGAGTGCCATGTCCCTGTTTGATCATGCCCTCTATGTTTAATGCTTTGCCACTACGGCACAATGCTAAAAATTTATCTCGAGTCTCAAGGTCAATATCGGCAGTGAACATGCCCACAAGATTCCTGGCCCAAATTGGTTTTACTTTGAATCTTTCGACAAATTCCATGGCAGTATCTTCAATGCTCTTGGTCAGTTTGGCAAATTCACCGCGCACATTTAACTTCATGCCAGCAATGGTTTTGGCAGCAGCTTTTTTGTATGCTTCACTGCCTTGTACTGCGGCCACTAGCTCTGGGGTTCGTGCCTTGAGCTCGTCGGCTTTGGCAGGATCTATTAGACCTCGTTCTATGGCCAGTTGAATGGCCAAATTGATTGCTTCCCCGGAAAGCGTATTCAATAAAGCAATATTGGGAGTAGCACCTGACTGTGTTCCTTCCCGTAAAGTTTTTACCTGTTTAACTGCATCCACAATAACAGTGGCAATGCCATCAACAAGTGTCAATAGGTCTGGTGGAAGTTGATCCGATATGGATAGGAGATATTTTACGTCTGCGCCGAAATTGTTCATAGTACAGTATTTATCTGTTCAAGATCAATCGGTAATCAAGTAGTTGTCTTTGTCCAGCCACTGCACAATGGTGTCTTCTAATCTAGCGTAACCGTAGCGATCCACACTGGCTATGATACTGTCGTTTATTAATTTCTTTTCGGCCAGTTCGTACCAGCCCACTTGTTGTCCCACTGGAGCATGTTCGCTGGCATACACTGCTGCATACAACCACGGAGTACCCACTTTACGATAAAAGTAAGCGTCTCTACAGTCAAACCCTGAAATGGCCAACATGTAGATCAAGTTTAACACATTGTAATTGTAGTATTGATGACTGTGATTGCTGACCACCAGTCGACTGTGCGAAGTTTCCCAGTATGTGGTTTGTGGTATACTCAACACCAGCATGCCATTTAGATTCAAGGTATTTTTCCACGTGGCCAGACATTTAAAAGGATCACGTGCGTATTGAAAACTGTCGTGTGCCCAGATCAAGTCCACCTGTGTTGGTATGATGCGTTCTTCAAAATTGCCTTCAATAGGCACCACGTTGGCAAGATCACGCACACCACGATCCAGTTGCTTGATATTTTGGTCAACTGCATACACCTTGTAGTTGTGTGGCTCGGGCGGATCATCTCGTGTGGCTAACTCGGCCCACCATTTGCTGTCAAATCCCTCACCACAACCCATGTCAGCTATCACTTGCAAGCTATCTAGAAAAGTGTCATACTCGTATAACAGTTGCAATACCTCAAGACTGTGTACATGACTTTCGTGTGCATTTTTAAAGTGTGCCATCGCTTAATATCTCCATTATTAATTTTTCTTTAAGCGTTTTCATTCTTGACTCAAGTTGGTGGCATGCTTCAGCTATTTCAAGATCTCCGCCCCAAGCACGTTGTGTAGACAGATGATGTGCAAATTTGGCAACTGCATCTTTTTCTAATTGAAAATTTACCGCATCGTGGCGTGGTTTTGCACGACAACAAGCATTAAATTCTTCTATTAGTTCGTCTGCACGTTGCCGCCAATCTGTCATACCACAATGTCCTCCATTCCGGCAGTTCGTAGTCGAACCACGTGACCCAGCATAAAGTTCTTGCTTTCGATGCCTTTCATGACCCCCAACCATTTGTTGCGAACTAGTGCAACTTCGTTGATAATGGTTTCCATGTCGATTACTTCGTCTTCGGCTTCAGCATATTTTTCAGCATCACGACTTGTGAGTGCACGGTTGTACGACTCCAGGTATTTCTTGTAATGCCGTTGCCGGATCTTGCGTAATTGTATATTAAGGTATTCTAGCACTGCTTCTATTTCTTGTAACTGGTTAAACCGTTGTTCAGTTTCGCCAGGTAAATTACTTAGTGCAGATTCTACCTTACCTTTAATTTTTATTTCAGACCTGGCAACAATCAACTCGTTTTCAAAGTATTCGATGAATTCGGGAATTACACTTAGATCAGCAGTAATTCTATTGTAAAACATTGATCACTCGTCTTCGTAATCGTCGTCATCTTCTTCGTCTTGTACATATTCTTTGAGTGCTTTTTTGGTAGCACTGTCAGTGGCACCGAACTCTTGCAAGTCAATGTCACCCAACATGTCTACCAGCACACTCATCAAATTGTCAGCAGCCTCTTGACGATCCTTGACTGGAATGTACTGCTTCAGGATTGTGTACGTTTCGATTAAAACTTCTACGTCCATGCTCATTCTGCGGTTTCCTCTTCTGGTAGTTCAACTGGTGTAGCTTTGGACAGTACATGTGGATGTGCAGTGATATCACTCATTATGCGATCCAAACATCCATCATCATTGCGTTCCCAGGCTTTGCGGAACTTCTTGATAACTTCTCCATCCACTGTGGTATATACCAAACTGTTGCCTTCTTTTTTGAGTAGGTCTTTGCCTTCAACCAAGTCAGTTAGACCTGAGTAAGGATTCATACCAGTTTCGTATGGTATCTTGACTTGTACTGATTCAAACGGTTTGGCATAGCGTGTTTTCATGATCTTACATGCAGCACGGATACCTTTTACTTCTGATATCTTGTTGCCATCTTCATCTTCTTTGAGTTTGAGTTTCTTCATGGCCACAACAATACTGGAAGCATAAATGAAGCCTTGTCCGCCCGATATTTTGTCATCAGGATCAAACATGTCTTGGCTGGCGTATGTGTGATTGGTTGCTACTAAGCCAATATTCAAGTCTCCAAACATGTTAACACAGTTACGTACTAGGGCAGTGAGTGCTTTGGGTTTACGACCTAGGTCACCTTTCAAGTCACCGGCTGCAAACTGATTGACGTCTGTGGGAGTCAACAACATACCCAAACTGTCAATAATGAACAATACCTTGGGACGTTGGTCTTCGGGAATGGTTTTGTATTCTTTAACAAAGTCATTGATCATTTTAGCCAAATCATCAATCATGGCCATGTTCAATTTTAACAGTTTGTCTTCACTGGTATCTACACCCAGGGCCTGCAACCAGGCTTCGTCAAGTGCGTTTTCGGTATCTACTAGAATGGGATAGATACCTTGAGCTTGTGCGTTTTTAATTAAATTGCCCGAACAGATAAAACTCTTGCCTGCTCCGCTTTCGCCTGCAAAAACTGTGACCTTGCCCATGGGGATGCCTTTGTTAAAGTCGCCCGAGATAAGATAGTTTAATGCATAGTTGTTTGTACTGATCCAGTCAGTGGGATCAGTGAAGCCAATACTAATGCCATCAATGCTTTTAGTAATGCCTTTTCTAAATTTGCTTACGTCAAATGCTTTTGCCATGTGGTTTCCTTAATTGAAGAATAGTGGACAAGTTAGCTGACCGGTTTATCGTTCCGGGGCTGAATTATCGTCTTGTCCACTATATTTGCTTACTGTTTCTGACGATTACGAATCATGGCCAGAATGTCTTCAGCCTTTTGACTTGCTGGTTTGGCTTCTGCTGCGGGTGTTACCACTGGTGCAGTTGCCACTGGGGTGTCATCTTCATCATCCACTACCGGTGCTGGTGTTGCCACTGGAGCTGCTTTGGCAACAGGTGCAACGTCTGCATCTGCACTAGCTGGTGCCGAGTTACCACCCAAACCATATGGCTTGTAGTAGTTGCCCCAACGCTCGAGGTCATATGGTTGACCATCTACCGAAGCTTCAAACATTTCTTTGATCACTTTGAGATCGGTCTCTGTGGGCTTCTTGGGTAAAAAGTCACTGAGATCAAATAAACCAAATTGATCAATTGCGGCCTGCTCTTGTGCAGTCAGTGCTGATTCCTTACGACTCCACTTTGATGTTGAGTAGTCAGCATAGCCACCTTTTGATGTTTTGGTAACAACAAAGTCCAAGCCACGTTGGCTATCTGTTGGTAATTCTTCCATCTCAGGATCCATCAATGCTGCTTTGATGATGTTGAAGATTTGTGGACTGATTGTGAATCTGCGAATTGGATTCTCGGGAGTTTTGTCATCGCTGAGTGCGTTTTCACGTACAAAGCCCTGAAACACATAAC